GGATACTGGTGTCGCCGAATAGCCATCATAATCAGGCGCGCATACAGCTACAGGATACATATCGTGATTGAGTCCAAGTGGCTTTGCACATATAAGTACTTTATCCGCCGCAAGACCAAAGAGCCACTTCTCAGGATATTCACTCTTCCCAAGCCCATAGTCTTTCGGCACAAGTGTCCAATACATCCAGATAACATCAATAGGACTTGTCGTTGCAGCGTACTCATTATTCGTAGTTCCAAACTTCTCACTTCTTCCACTGTCTGTTCTTGCTTTATTGAACTGGCTTCTTCCCCCAGCTCCCATTCCCTTCAAGTACTTCACATTAAACATATCCTTATCGTTACGTTCCAAGTCAAGAAGCTTAAGGTAATTCGTAGGCTCTATCCATCCTACATACTCTCCACATTGTACCTCATGAATAGGCACGTTAGGATCAGGTAAGTACAAGTAAGGATCAATATTCTTAAGCCTATTACCTTCATACAGCATCGCCTCTTCACGCCCACGTACCTTGCCTGTCTTTAAGAATCGTCCCATTAAGGCAGACATAAATCCCGTATCCTGTACGATAGCTTTCCATCCCCACTTCTTATCCCATGTAGGCGTGACTACTCCTAGTCCGTATGTAAGACTATCACGAAACATCGTATGCAAATTAAGAGCTGCCTTATAATGACTCGTATGTTGCATGATAACTTTCTCAAGCAATATAGCCTTAACAGTATCCTCAGGCCCATGGCCTAAGTAACGAAATATAGGATCCTCCAGAAAAGCACTTACAAAATATGTAAGAATCGTCTCAAGTGTAGCATATGAATAAGGTACCACAATCGAAACAGGCTTACGGTCGTCCTTATTCTTAACCAACTTCTCTGCATCATCCCACTTGATATACGCCGTAAGTGTCTTATCAATCTCCTTCCACGAAGTATAACGCTTAGACATTTCATAAGAACTCTCCTGTGCTCTACTATAGACTTCAGTAAGAAGCTTTCTATGAGCTTGACTATTAGGCCTCATATCTAGGTTCTTAGGATATGTATAACCTGCATCCTCTGATAAGTTAAACAGTCTCCCTTGCGCATTCGGATCAAGAATTGTTGGCATCTTTATTTTCCTCTTTTACAGGTTTAGAAGCTACGAGCTTCTGTATAAGTTCTGATACTTCCTTATAAGGCCTATTACTTAAATAGTCCAATATCATAAGCATAACTTCTTTATCCACTAAGAACTGCATAATAACCTCATGTTGCTGCAAAGTACACACCAGACAAACTTATCACATTACCTGCCTGTATTAAGGAAGAGTTCTTATAATCCCTAATAACACAAGATGACCCAGTCACATAGCCTTGAGCCATAGAGCCACCTATCGCATTCTCCCGTCCAGCTAAGACACCCACAGAAGCAGCAGCGAAGGGCATGGCTACTAATATAGCCTCAGAGCCTGTTCCTACACTAGTTATAGTAACCGTCACACATATAAAGACTGCTCTTCCAATCTTGGTATATGCTCCAGAGAAACTAGCAGAAGACATAGTCCCAATCTCAGCAGTTGGTGTTCCAGATATTGCAGCTTCCTCATAATCATCCAGTACATTCGCACCAGCACTTGCGGCCTGTGTAGCAGGAAACGTAATCTGACCACCCGTTAAGTTCTGTGTCCCAGCTGTAAGAGCAGCGATAGTCAACATGTCTATTTCTTTTGATGCTCCCGCTATAATAGCCTTACTTGCCACAACAGTTCCAGCCACAGCATCATCCAGTAGGTTCAACTCCGCGGCCGTACTTGTGACTGCTGTCCCAGCACCAGCCCCAAGTTTAAGTCCACCATCTGCAATCGCAATAGTATCAATATTCTTATCAGAGCCAAGAACAAGTGCCTTACTCGCAACTGCGGTTCCAGCTGAAGAACCATCTATAAGGTTAAGTTCCGCTGCACTTGCAGTCACATCAGTAGCACCATCAGCTAGTGTATGCTTATGGCCAGGATTACTACTACTTGTATTCTTCAGCAAGTAATCAAGACTCGTTGCAACAGCAGAAGAGTCGATACCTACCTTTACCTCCAAGTGCTCGATACAATCATAAGCACCATTCAGATCATCTGCAACAACAGTGTCTACACTATCCGTCTTATCCGTTATAGAATCCAAACCAGTTGGAAACGCAGAAACAGGCCAAGCCATTATTTCACCTCCATAGTCATAGTACCAAGCTTCTCCTTAAGAGTCGTCAAGGATGTCTTAGCAACGTATTGTATATAAGCACCTTTAAGTTGACTAGTTGCCCAACCAGATACTATATTCGATGCATAAGACTCAAGAGTCACCTTGTTATCACTAGCTAACTTAACAAGCAATGCGTATTCCTCATCTCCAACTGTTACTTTTATATCCATAAGTCATCCTTTAAACTGCTGCCCATGTACCTGGAGTTCCAGCAGCCGTAACGTACTTAAGTACTCCCCCAACCATCGCCACATCACCAACTTCTGCTGCTCCAGTAGGATCAGACACACGATCATAAAAGTGACAGTCTCCGTACACAGCATTACTTTCGCAATAAAAAGGTACATTCTTTCCAGTATTATGTATACTCGCACGTCTTCCAGTACCATATAAGAAAGTATTATAATTAGCAGCTCCATACTTCGTTCCAGCTCCAGGCACCAATAGGTTAATCCCACCTGTCGTAAACTCTATAAGTTTCTGCTCAGAAGCATTATACAAGAACAAACCCTTCATCCCACCGTCTGTACCTAGCCTTATAACCGTAGCCCCAGCATTATTCTTTATCCGAAAAGATCCATCATTCTCAACTATCCAATCGCCTGAAGTATACTGCACATCTCCATCAATTACAAGACTATCTCCCTGCTGAGCCCAGAAACCATAGTCAGAAGCACTCCAAGTACCACTTATATCATGCTTGTTAAGGCCTTCCAAGTAGCCCATAACTACCTTAAAAGCATTAGCAGAATCCTTAACACTTATTCGTGATAAGTCCTGATCCAACTCAATACGTGCTGCACCTACAGCTGCTGATCTAAGCTTTGAGCTGTCTATATACCATCCACCTATTGTACCAGTAGTAGATGATATGTTCCCAGTCACAGTCGCATTAGTAGCAACAAGCGCACCGTCCGGTGTTACTCGAAAAGGTGCAGAAGCACGGTTTGCATACTTAGCACCTGCATAGAACGGGTAATCCGCAGAAGCCATACCTGCTGATTCTGCATCAAGATCTCCATCCTTATATAAAGCAGTATCACTTATCGCCCAACTAGCAATACTTTCCGCCGTCTCCCACTGACCAGTAGTAGCATTATAGATAATAATCGAATTAGCCAGTGAAGTAAAGTCAGTATCAAGAAGCTCTTCCAAATAATTGATAGCTCCTGACTTTGCGCCTCCACTAAAGCCAAAATTAGAGTCCCAACTCATACGGTCCTCCAATTACCAAGGTTCTTCTGGTCATCAGAATAGTAATCATCCTTAAGATCCTTGTATTCGTCCTCTATATCCTCTGCTGTCTCAGGAGGAATGAAGTATCGCTCGCCAAGTTCAAGCATTTCCACTATATAGGCAAGAGCATCCATAATATCGTCCTTCTTTGATCGAGGAAACGATAATAGTTGTTTCTCCAGAGGCGCACATACGTGCTTATTATGAAATACGAAGCCCATTCGATAGAATGGCACCAAGGATTGAATCCTTTCCTCTTTCGAAGCTCTTGCTTTGAGCTCTACTATGTCATAATACCTCTTCTGTCGCATCATTTCAGTACGAAGTGGGTATGTTATGAACTCATTCAATGAGGTAACTTCGATTCCTATCACTTTCGCACCAAGTCTATCTGCCATATTGAAGCATTCTGTGTACTGTTGCTCTGGATGAAGCTGCCCGCGGACTATATCACGCACGTAAAGGCGCGGTGCCTTAGCATCAACGCCCACACCTACGATCGCCGAGTCGTCTGATGTACTCTTAGTAGTCTTCGCAGGATCAAGAATAACAATATTCTCCAGTTTTCTCCTATTTTCTGTGAAATCCTTATCCGTTTCCTCATACTGCTTGAACATAGTCTCTTGAAACTTAGCACTTTCCTTCGCAATAGGCACACCCATATACTCACGATAAAAGGAATCTAATAGACCCATGCGTCTATATTGATCAACCAGGTCCATAATCGCTGCATCATCCATGAAGTCAGGCCAGTTACTATGAAAGTTATCATCGCATATACTTAAATGAGCATGATACCAACCTGGATCTTCAAGTAAGTTAGCAAGCAGACTATCCTCATGAAGCAAAGTCCCAATGACTATGATCTTCCAATCCTTTCTTGATCGGTTCACAGAGTTGATCACGTCTTCAAAGAACCATGCTTTAGTCTTCGCCCGCTGCTCATCACTTCGTACAGACTCACCATCCTCCAAGTCATCAATGATGATAAGGTCCGGTCGGTAATCCCTATAAAGAATACCACGAACCTGTTGCCCAGCACCTCGAGGCATGATAGCTGTTCCTGATGAAGTAACCCACATTTCCTTGGAAAACGTATCCGACTTCATCGGGCCGAAGAGACCAGCAATGAGGCGATTAGACATAAGCTCACGCTTAAGATTCTCGCCCTGCATCGTGGCCTGTGTTGCAGTACAACTTATGGGGACAATGAACTTCTTCTCCTGAAAGAGAATCTTCTTAGCAGGAAAAGCCAGGTTAACTGTACTCGTCTTACCAAATCCACGAGGTGCAATAATAAGTGCCTTCTGTATATT